GGCCTTGTGCCCCTTTTTCTATTCGTGTATATTGGACACATTCCGGGGTTTTCCGGTGTATCTGACAGTCCCGGCTGACGACATGCAGACAGATACGCCCCAACTTGCATGTAAGGAAAAAACATGGCACGCACTACATTCAGCGGTCCCGTCCGATCCATGGGCGGTATGTATCAACAAGGCCCCGGCTCTGTTGTTGCAATCACAGCCGATACCACATTGAATCCCATCAGCCACGGCGGTCGTATTCTTTCTGTTGGCGGCAGCTTGGCAGCCAACTTGACCATCACTTTGCCTACTATCGTGGCCACTTCTGACGGCGCAACCTCTGGTCCCGGTCGTGATTACAACACCACCAGCAACATTGGTGTGTTGTATAGCATTTGGATTCCCACCACCATCTCCACAAGCTCTTTGAAAATTGGTACCGACCAGACTGACAAGTTTATCGGTTCTCTGTTGTCTGTAGACACAGATTCTGCTGGTGCAATGGTTGGCTTCACTGCCGCATCAACCAACGACTTCATCAACTTGAACGGTACCACTACTGGCGGCGTTGCAGGCACATGGATTGAAATTCGTGCTTTGGCCGCGTTGAAATACGTGGTTACCGGCGTGATTTTGGGTACCGGCACTGTTGCTACACCGTTTGCCGATTCCTGATAGGAGGCCATCATGGGCTTTCAATTTGACGTAAAGAGTGCGCATCTGAACACCAGTGGCCAAATGGTCACTGGTAGAGCGCGTCTAAAAGGCTTTATTGGGATTGGTGGGGCTACAGCTGGGACAGTGAATCTCTGGGATGCCACAACGGCTCCTACTGCCGTCACCTATGCCCGTTCTGGCACCACTATCACTATTACGCTGGCTTCGCATGGCCTGACAACGGGCGATGTGGTCGGTTTGGCCTTTTCCGCAGGCACTGGAGGTACGGCCACTAATGGTAACTACGTGGTGACCGTGTTGACATCTAGTACTTACACCGTGACTGACCTGAACTCCGGTTCAATCACCGCAGGCGCAGCCGCCGTACAGGGTACTCGTTGGATCACCTCTTGGGACACTGTAAACACTTCAGAGACAGTCACTTTATTGGTCCCCGGCGACGGTATTGTGGCCACAAATGGCATTTACGCCCAGTTGAGCAATCAGACGGGCTTCACCATCTTCTACGGATAAGGAGTCCATCATGGGACGTGCAGCAAAAATGGCAGATGATCAGTACCAAGGCGAAGTGCAGCCCGGTGCCAACAAGCAGGACATGAGCAAAGGCGGTCCTAAACAGACTGCCCGTAAGAGTGGCCCCAAGCCTTCTAGCTCGTTCTCTCCTCGCGGTGTGGGCATGGCCCGCAACAAGCCCTGCAAGATGTACTGAAATGGCTAAAACGCCAGCTTGGCAGAGGAAAGAGGGCAAGAGCCCGACCGGTGGATTAAATGCCAAGGGTCGGGCTTCTGCCAAGAAGCAGGGCATGAACCTGAAGCCTCCTCAGCCAGAAGGCGGATCTAGAAAGAAATCATTTTGTGCCCGCATGGAGGGCATGAAAAGCAAATTGACGAGCGAGAAGACAGCGAAAGACCCGGACAGCCGGATCAATAAGAGCCTCAAGAAGTGGAAATGTTGATGGACATGAATTCAATTTGGTCAGCCGCACTGTCCGTCCTTTTGGGCGGACTGTGGTTCTTCATCCGTGAGAAATTTGACGAGTTGAAACGCTTGGATATCTTGCTCAACAAGACCCGTGAAGAAATCGCTCGGGACTATGCGACCAACAGTGAAGTCCAAAGAGTCACTGATCACATCGACCAGCGGTTTAATCGGTTGGAAGCAAAAATTGACCAACTTATTCAGGCCAAGGGGGCATAATGCCAGCAAAATCCGCAAAACAAAAACGCTTGATGGATGCTGCTGCACACAATCCAGCGTTTGCAAAGAAAGTAGGCATCCCACAGTCCGTGGCGATGGATTTCAGTGAAGCCAGCAAAGGCAAAAAGTTTCAAAAAGGTGGTGATACCATGGCAAAAATGACTCCAAAGATGAAAAAGTTTGAAATGTCCAACAAGGATGTCGAGAAAAAGGGCGTGAAAGAAGGCTCTAAAAAAGACATGATGATGGATAAAGAACAAATGGGCATGAAAAAAGGCGGTGCAGCAATGCGCGGCCAAGGTATTGCTCAACGTGGATACTCTGAAGGTGGCCGTGTTCAAGTGCGTGGCGTTGGTGCTGCGCGTGCTCGTACTGCCAAAATTTGCTAATCCATGACCACTTCAGGCGTAGCCAACTTTGATCTTCAGTTTGATGATCTGATTGCCGAGGCGTATGAGCGCTGCGGCATAGAGGTCAGGGCTGGCTACGACATGAAAACGGCTCTTCGGTCGTTAAACATTATTTTTGCTGAGTGGGCCAACCGGGGATTGAATCTTTGGACGATTGAGCAGCGCCAGCAGGTTCTGACGGCGGGTGTGTACGAATACAACCTGCCCAGCGACACCATCAATGCACTGTCTGCGGTGATCCGCACGAATGCAGGGCTGTCCACACAGCAGGACATCACGATTGACCGTATCAGCCGCGCAGAGTGGCTGCACATTCCCAACAAAAACACCCAGTCCAGACCTGCTCAGTATTACGTACAGCGTTCTGTCCCGACCACGGTGTACCTGTACCCCTCTCCTGACGATACACAGACGTGGACGTTTGTGTATTACGCCATCAGACGCATTGAAAACGCGAACAACTACATTGAGACCGCAGACATCGTCTTCCGTTTCTTGCCTGCTTTGGTTGCCGCGTTGGCTTTTCATTTGTCAGTCAAGAAAGCGCCGGACCGCATGATTGCTTTGAAGCAGTTGTACGAAGAAGAATTTGCTCGCGCAGCCGCCGAAGATCGGGATACCGCCAGCGTCTTTTTGACCCCAACCTATTCGGGTAGGTAAGCATGGGCGCGGGCTACGCTTCAGGCAAGTTCGCAATTGCGCTGTGTGACCAGTGTGGTCAACGGTACAAGCTGCTTGAGCTGATCAAGGATTGGAAAGGCTTTAAGGTCTGTGAGGAATGCTACGAACCGAAGCATCCACAGTTGGAGCCCAAACGCAACATCACTGAGCCGCAGGCGCTGTACCAACCGCGCCCAGAGTCTAAGTTGTATGTCACGGTGTATGTGGGCTTGACGGCAGACACTTCATTTGCGAGCATCGGTATGAAGCCGATGCCGTATGCCAAACAATTGGTGGCAGCCGGTGTGCTGTCACCTGTAACCACGTCGATCACATGAACTACGCTGAACTCATTGTTGCAATCGCAGACTACACCGAGAACACGTTCACGGCGACGGAGCTTTCCATTTTTGTTAAGCAGGCGGAACAACGCATCTACAACATGGTGCAGTTGGCCAATCTGCGCCGCAATCAAACTGGGACAATCACCGCAGGCAACAAATACCTATCCGCTCCAAGCGATTTCTTGTCAGTGTATTCTTTGGCGGTCTATACCTATGCCAATCCCACAGCCACAGGCATATCTGGTCAATCTACCATCACTGTGAGCAACGCCTCAAGTATTGCACTGGGTCAGATGGTTTCTGGGTCAGGTATTGGAGCAGGGGCCACGGTTTCGCTGATCTATGGCGCCACAATCACCTTGTCTGTCCCCAACAGCAGCAGTGTTTCTGGAACAATTGTTTTTCAAGGCAATTATCTGTATCTGCTCGATAAGGATGTCAACTTCATCCGTGAGGTGTACCCCAATCCAGCCAGCACTGCCGAGCCCAAGTACTATGCCATTTTTGGACCTCAGTCCAACGACGTGAATGAGCTGTCATTCATTCTTGGCCCAACACCTGATCAGACTTACAAGGCTGAGTTGCACTATTACTATTACCCCGAGTCGATTGTGACTGCGGGCACTTCATGGTTGGGTGACAACTTCGATTCTGTGCTGCTGTATGGCTCACTGGTTGAGGCATATACCTTTATGAAGGGCGAGCAGGACATGATGGCGCTTTACGATGCCAAGTACAAAGAAGCATTGGCGCTCCTGAAGAACTTGGGTGATGGCAAACAACGCGCCGACACATACCGTGACGGCCAAGTCAAGGTTAGGGTGCAGTAATGATCACAGCAGGCCTCACCACCAGCTTCAAAGAACAGGTCCTCTTGGGTGTTCACGATCTCGTCAACGATGTCTTGAAGGTCGCTTTGTACACTTCCAGTGCCGATCTTGGGCCCGATACGACCGTGTATTCCACCACCAATGAAGTGTCCGGCACTGGGTACACCGCTGGTGGAGAGGTTTTGATGAATGTGATCGTCCAGCAAGGCAACGGCACAGGCTACGCCACCTTTGATAACCCCTCATGGCCGGGTGCAAACTTCACAACCCGTGGTGCGTTGATTTACAACTACACCAAGGGAAACAAGTCGATTGGCGTGTTCAACTTTGGCACGGATCAAACCATGTTGAATCAAGGCTTCACCATTCAGTTGCCAGCGGATAATCCTGAGACCGCTGTAATTCGGATTATTTAAGGAGAAAAAATGCTGGTA